CCCAAACAAATGGAAGAGCCCAAAGCATCCAGAACTAAAGGACCGAACCTGTCGGCGATTAGTCTAGATGCCGTCTTTCGACGGTTTGCGGTGGTCTTAGAGGCCCCCCGGCGGCAACGCCGAGGAGGTAAGACCCGCCGCGTGTCAAGGTTCGAAAACTTGACGGTGCGAACCGGAGATGGCTACATGGATCATTATGTAGACCAGGTCCGGGATCGGGTAGCGGTAGTTGTGAAGGATGTGAGGGAGATGGTTGCCCATAAGCATGTTAGTTCTTATGGGATGACTTGGGGTCAGCGGTTGAGACTTGTTCATGAAGTTCTCACTGTTGTGAACCTCGGATTGGTGGCAATGGGCGCGCACCGAATCTGGTTCAGATGTTGGCCAGAGAAGGGTGTGACGCGTTGTCGCCTACCACGTAAGCAGGCGCGAGGTAAGGCGATGAAGTTCATTGAGCTTCTTCATGACCTTACCCTTGCTGTCTTGGCAGATCCGGTCAACGGAGTCAAGACGTTGAAGTCACAGGTGGCGTTGCTCCGTGCCTTCATGTTCGGCTGTACTGAGGATCCTGGCGTGTTAGGCCGGTTCCTCAGGTCTCAGGGACGCTATGATCCGGCGTCGTTTGGACAGCTGTCCATGATTGGCAGGGCGCTACCTGAGCCTCCGAAATGCGCTGAGTTGGATGATGTAGTGCTCCGAGATCATGCGGACCTACTCACCACCCCGTGGACGTCGCCGGCCGAGGATCTTGAGGCCGCGCGTAAGTTTGGTGCTGAGTGGGCCCGCCGCTTCAGTTTGAAGTGGTCGGACCAGGCTCACCCGCTTACGATTAGTCCAGCTGCGTGCCTTGAAGCCACAAGGGCTGAAGGTGGGCAGCGCGCATTCTGGAAGCAGGCAGGGGGCTCCGTTCTGTACGGCGCTAAGTGGAATAGCGTGTACGGTCGGGAGTTCCTTGACTGGCTCCAACATGGCAAGGGTCCGACAAAGCGGTTCGTTGAGTTAGCTCAGGAACAGGCTTTGGAGGACCTCGCTCGCAATGAAGGCCGGCCGCTCGGTGAAGTTCATCTTATTCACGAGCGCGGGTTCAAGTACCGAGTGGTGACAAAGCATCCAGCTTGCTGGGTGTTGTCTTTGCACCAACTTCGGGAGGACCTGCATCAGGCTCTCATGCGAGATAGGCGTCTGTGCTACCTCACGGATGGGGTGCCTGCCATTCGTGAGGCTTTCTCGGGTCTTCCGGTGCCGGAGGATCGGGTGATCGTTAGCGCTGATTTGCGCGGAGCGACGGACCGACTTCCGATGGATCTTCAATTAAGCCTTGTTCATGGCTTATTAGATTCTTCACCGTTAGACGACTCGAGGAGGGCTTTGCTCCTGTCTGCCTTTGGTCAAGTTCAATTGACCTATAAGGCTAGTCAGGCCGTAGGTGATCTTGTGGTGGACACGTGTCGCGGTCAGTTAATGGGTAACCCGGTAAGCTGGGTACTCCTTAACATCGCACACGCCTATGTCCTGGATCAGCTAGACAGGGTATCTGAAGTGTCGAGGGTTCATGCTCGACCTTCTCAGCGGTGTCTTTTATTGGGCGACGATCTTGTCGGCCTATGGACACCGCAGGAAGAGCAGGCGTATCAGGAAACTTGGCGCCGGCTTGGTGGCGAAATGTCACCGGGCAAGCACCTGGTATCGGATAGGCTTGGCATCTTCGCTGAGAATATCTTCAGCCTGTCAGTGGAGCAGCGTCGAGTCCATGAGCGGGTGGTCCATGTTAGGGGACCCTCGACACGGATTCCGCTTACCTGGAAGGGTAAGTTCCACTCGGCAGTGACCTGGCCAGGCCAGCTGTACCGTCGCGTAATTGTAAAGTCGGTTGAGGTCCGTGGTAAAGTACGGTTCTCTCCCGCCTTTCCCTTGAAGTGGGCAGTTAAGCAGAACCAGACCGACAATGGGTCGGAAGTTCCGCGCTGGCTTGCTCGGGTAGCGGCAGTGGCTGGTTTGAAAAGACGGGAGCGGGTTAGCTGGGCGCGCGTGGACGAGGTTTGGCGAGCGGTCGGTAGTAGTGAGTTGCGTACTCTCTCTACGATCGTGCCACCCTATCTCTCTCACGAGCTCGGAGGCCTCGGGCTTGGTCATGTGACCGACCTGAGGGGTGTAAACAAGGCCTGGCGCCATACCCTTGCCGCGATGTTGTATCGCGGAGGAGTTAATGCGCGTGGGCAACGTTTCGGAGGTGTCTGGGCGAGCTTCGTCTGTGCTCCGGAGTATAAGCACACGTTGAACATGGTTGAAAAGTTCTGTGTGCCTTCTCTCCAGGCAGCGAAGTCTTTCCGCCTCGTCTCACAGAGGACTGTGAGGAGGTGGGCCCGTAATGGACACACAGTCAACGACTGGGCTCGTGATCATGGCCTAGTCGATACAGGTCGGTCCCTTGATGAGTGGATCAAGACGCGCACGGGCGCGCTAGCCACTATCCAGGGGGTCGAGGACTGCTCCGGCAGTAAGAAAACTGCGCACCAGCCGTTTACGATGGCCCGCCTTCGTCGGAACGTGAAAGCGTACCTTCGTCGGGAAACGACTCGCCAGCCCCTTGCGAAGTCGTGTACCCAGGCGCGGCTTGTTAGACGGTTCCGTTCGTTGGTTGCAGATACGTCTCATGCGGTCCTCTCTCGACCCATTGTCGAGGGAGAGGCTCAGGGAAGGACATTTATTCCCGGCATCTTACGTATGCGTCTGCAACGGCGATCGCTTGTGCCTGTCAGCGGTGCTGACAGGGGTCTTGCGAGCTACTACCTCAATGGTGAGGAGCCGCCCGCGACCTTCCGGGGTGAAATCTTAGGGTTCACCGCCGAAGCCAAGCTGAGCGATGTAACAACTATTCGCTGCCATTGTACATGGTGGCTTGATTCTCAAGGTCAAGTCTCCCATGGAAAGATCGTTGCACCCGAAGGTTTAATAACCTTAGTTCATGGCGGCAGTGTCTACAAAGCTATCGGAGTTTCCGGTAGTGTCTAGGTTCGCC